TAAAAGCCAATTCTTGGTAATCCTAAATCGAAGAGCAGGATTATCAATATCAGGGTCTAATTGAATAGATGGGATTTCCATTGGCGGAGGGGGTTCCATTCCATTTATCATTGCAGTTTCTTCCATCATTGGGTCAGGAGGCTGCATCATTGGTTCACTATTCAAAAGAAGCTTAATATCATCATACATTGCTTCTATTTCATTTTCATCAGGAACAAAGAAGTCTGTCAGTCCTAATGCCGTTCTAATTGCAGGTAAATTTTCTGGCGCTCCAATGATATTAAATATCTCTGGCTGCCCGGTCTGTAACAAGGTCATGACGACATCTTTAATCTGATGCCATGTCATTGGAAGATTTTCATTAGCTTCCAATTCCACCTTACCAATTTTTCCTTCAAGTTCAGCACGTCGAATAAAGACGTTAAAGAAATTACCATCTTTATCACGCTGAACATCCCGTTCATCATCCTTAATTTCTTGAATGAACATTGGGATTACTTTACCAAATATGGTTTTCCACCATATGGTTAGCATTTTCCAAGTATTCTGTAGTCTTTGTAATGATTGAGCACGAGACATTGAATATTCAGATGCAGTGCCAGAACCTTCAAGTTCTCCACCAAAGATAGATGGCATCGCGCCTACTACTAATTGCCCTAATGACTGAATCTGTTGCCCAAACGGTAAGACTTCTCCAGAAAGGGTAGCAGTTTTTATTTCGTAGAATCCATCCTGTAGTGATTTACCAGATTTAGGAGTAGCAGGGAACATTCCTCCCGGCACAACTTCTGTCTGTTCAAATGCTTTCTGATTTAACACAGCAGGGTCAAAGAATGTCAACCCAACACCATGTTCAATAGTCTGTTCAGTAATTGAAATTAAATCATTAGTAATATCCTGAATTGAAGTAAGAAGTAGCCCTAATGGGTCATGATGCACAAAATCAGATAATGGATTTTTGGTAAGTGTCCAACAATCATCTAATACATCAGCCTTTGCATCAGCGAAACTATCTCCTACGTATGAAACCTTTACTCCTTTGGGAAATTTCTCTCGGAGTGTGTCTGCGTCTTCGGATGATAAAAAATTATATGCAGCAGGGCGGAGCCACGCATGCTTTTCAGTGATAACATTTTCAGGATATTCTCCTTGATACTGCGGAGATAAACGCCCCCACTGGTCATACTGGTCATATGACCCCTGATTTCCTTTACTTTCAATTGCTTTGCGAAGTTCTTCGTCATCAAGGTATTTATCTCTGTACTTTTCAATTGAATTAACATAATTAGTTTCAAATGAATAAGTAAGATATGGGCATTCCTCTTGAGTCCTCGCATAATTTGGAACTTTCACATAAAGACCACCATATGCTTCCATACACATACGAGTCTTGGCCTTTTTTGTGACTCCAACTAGTCTAGTTACAATGAAAGTTTCCTGTTTTACTTCTGGCATTACTACTTCACCACAAGCAGGACAGGGTTCTCCTTCTCCCATGTATTCCTCCTGTGAAAGTTCTTCAGGAGGTTCATTATATGGCATGAACTCATCATCTTTATCCTCTTCTATCTGAGGATTAAGTTCACGCTCTTCCATTCGATAGCCACAATTAGGGCAAGAAGTTACTTCCCCTTCTATTTCTTCTTCCTTATATTTCTTTTCCTCGTAAGTTCCATATTTCTCGTCTTCCTTTGGATATGAATAACAAGCTACCATACCCTCAGTGCAATAGATAAATAAAGCATGAAGCCAAAGAAGAGGGACATCATTATGACGGAAAACTAGTTGTGCTATTTTATCCCCTGCCTTTGCGGTTTGCAAATCCAGGGTATTTTCAGCATCATCAGGATAACACTTAAGTGGAGGAACAGTAACAGATAATGCAGCAATAATAGACTCCAAATACGCACGGAAGACATTAACTGGCTTATCATAGTAAGATTGGTCAGAATCATCTTCTTGTATCTGTTCATCCCAGATACGCCAATCATGTGCAACTTCAGAATACCAAACACGTTGGAATCCTTCCCAATAAAGTTTAAGTCTACGCCATGTGCGAATTTGGCGTTCGCGAATAGACCTATCCTCTTGGTCGCAATAGTCCACGACTTGTTTTAGCAGCCCAATTATTTCTGGGGTTAGTTCATTTTTCATTTAATTACCATGATTATTAGTCATAATTAATTAGACTTTATGATTTTTCCTCATTTTCTCGGAAGGCCCAGTATCTACACTATTCTTTTTGCGCTTATTAGCAGTGGCATAGAAGACTTCCTTTCCCTTCTTTTCGCCATATTCCTTTTTCATATTTCTCATTACTTTTTCACCAGAACCCTGAAAGTATTTACTGAGTGGCATCATCACTTCCTTTTGTAATAGTCCCGATTTTTAACTAGTTCAGGACTTACTTCCTTATCTGAATACAAGGGGCGGGTAGACATTCTATCTATCATCCCACTAGAAGGACCAATATCAGGACGCAACTGAATATCTCTTGTTCCAAGAACAGGGTCTACTGGATTAGGTAAATTTAATCTACTTGCCCTATCTCTTTCAGCCTGAAATGCTTCCATTTCACGAGGACGCCAATAATAAGGGTCATTCTTTGGAAATGCTTGACCCGGAGGAACTTTTTCATCAGGCATTATTATTTCAGCAGCAGTTTTCCACCAAGGAGTATTTTGAGTTTGACCTACATGAGTAAGTTCATGTGCCATAGTTTGTTCTAATTCATCAGGATTCATACCTCGCATCATTTCAGGATTATAACTAATATTACCAGTAAAAGGATTAGTAACTGCATTAGCCCCACGTGGCATAAACATTCGAGTCATTAATGAAGATTCGCGAGGAGATACATTAACTTTCTTCACATTAGGCATTTCTTTACTTACTTTTGAATATGCCCTTTGCATAGAAGAGTCAAATAAATTATTTGGTTCTTGTTTCTCTTTCTTGTTCGGCATCCTTTAGTTCCTTATCAAGAACATCATCTTCTAATTCGTTAGTAGTAGTATTAGTAGTGGTTCCTGATGAAGCAGGTTGAGGCTTAGGAGCATTCTTTAATAGTTGTGCAGCGTGCCTATCATTTGCTTCTAGCATCTGTCTTCTAGCATTCCAAGGAACTCCCCTCTTGGGAAGTATAGGAGTAACATTATCTATTACTCTTTCTACCGATGGTGTAACAGGAGGGGTTAATATTCTATCAAGTAGTCTCTGATTATCCTGATGGAGATGAGCAAGTTCTAATTTAAGAGTTTCGCACGACTCACAAGGTTTCTCTTCTGGAGTCTTGTATTCCCTGCGAAGCTCTAACCACTGGCGATACCATTCTAGTAAAAACATTATCTTCTCCCAGCACGATGATATCTACGCACCATAGTTTGTTTAGCAGTTTCCTCATTCTTACGCATTGCAATATAGAATGCAGTCATATTCTGTGATTCAGTGAGCCTCGCGATTAGTTCCTGTTGCTTTACAACTTTCTGGAACTCATCTTGAGCTTCATTAAAATATACTTCAGCAGAATCAACTGCATAGCGCAAATCATCATATGGGTCATCACCATTAAACTCTGCTACATCTTCAGCAGGTTTTCCTTCTGGTGAATTTTTCGCATATGAACATGCCCTGATTGCATCAATCATTATTGGGCAACAGTTAGGATGACTTTCATGGTCGCCTTCTTCTGAACACTTAAAGATTTGCAATCTAGGAATATTTGTTTCCTCTTCTGGGGGGTCAAAAAGTGATAGATAAGACTTATATTCAATTAGTCCTTTATTACGAAGAACCCACATTGCCTTTTCTTCTGAGTAGATAGGCATTTCACTTACTGGAATTACAGGACGCGGCTTCCAGCGTAAGTATTCATGAACCATCATCTTTCCAGATACTCTTGAACCTGGAGAATTATTAGACAGTTCAATTGGTCTACCAAGAGCAGTTTCAATCTGTTCTTGAATAGTATGTTCTTGTCCACGGTCTTGCCCAGCGGATTTACAGAACTTAACTATTCGAGGATTCTCTCTATCATTGTAATCCTTAATGACAGGAGCCCATTCCTCAATCTTAGTCTTGAGCCAGTAAAGCTCACGATATAGATAAAGTCTCTTAGAAGGGGAAATTGCATAGAACCCAATATAGGTCATTGCGGTATAACCCCAATCACCTATAATCATCTTGGGCCACCATTCTGGAATCTCAAATGGTTCTATTACGTGGAGAGCATTCTCAGGTTCAGAAGGATAATGTCTATCTCTGAACTCATCAAATACTTGCCCCGCGTATGCATCCCAATCTCCAAACTTACGTGCCTTACGTTCAGCTTCATTTGGAATAGCATCTAATCTTCCTGCATACTCAGGGTCTGCATTAGGATTATCTGCTACAGTAGCATGAACATAGAAACGCTTAACTCCACCCTTCCCAATGATAATCTTTCCACCTTCAGGACAGGGTGTAACAAAACGTTTCTTAAAGAAAGTATGACCTATTCCACCAGGCATTCCTGCTGTTCTGATTGCAGCAGGTAATCCAAGTAATTGACCATTTACCATACGAAGAGGGTCATTAGTTCTAACACGAGTAAAACCAATATAGATGTAGATATACTCAGTGTAAGAAGTTAATTCATCAGGAGTGTAGAGATTGATTTCCATTGAGTCATACTTGTGAACGTCATCCTCATGTTCACAATGACCAAGGAATATCATTGCTCCACCATTAGTCATATTTCTCGCGCCAAATTGGTCTGGACGTGGGAATGTCCAAGCCATATCAGTCTTGTTGAAAGTTGCACCGAATTTAGTATATAGTTCTCGACTACGAGGAACTATTTCATTCTTAAGTTCCATGTAGGTTCTACGCTGGAATACCTGTTTGAACTTAGGATTCTCGTGTAGCTTCCTACATACGCCATAGACTAGTAGAATGTCAGACTTACCAGAACCATTTCCTCCACCATATGCAGCTTCAAAAATGGACCAAGGTAAAGACAGGAATAGTTCCTGCTTTTTAGTTGGTTTCCATTCTGGGTCGGAGAATGACATATTAATTACTATCTATTCAAATTCCCCTGTTGTCATGTTATAGACAACATATAAAAGTGCAACCTTTATTTCATTACCAGCAGCACCACCAGTTAATTCACCTGAATTATTTAGAAATATTTGAATTGGTTGATTTTCCATTTGTGTAGGACTATCAGATAATAAAGCTAATAGCCCACCAAGTCCAGAACTTTCCAGTCCTTGTGAAGATAACATCATAGCTACTTGTGGAAATGAACCAAAAAAAGTTTCCAAATTTGTCACAGAAAGAGTTGAGTCATTTGCTAATGGATTTAACAATTTGAATCCACTTGGATAATTAATAACTAGAAAGGCACCATCATTATTCGCATTACCATAAGCAATAGTTCCAGTTATTCTAAGTAATGCAAATAATGGATATGCAATTAGCCCCGCGCCTGGAGCTGCCACTATATCTCTAGTAACACTAGCTAGTAGTTTAATCTGGTCATTAGTAATTACTAGAGATTCTGAATGTAACATATCTTCTCCTACACCTTCCGATTTTAGAAGTTCTGCTATTAAGATAGCTTTCATGCTATCCCTTCAATACAACAATAGTATCAACTGCAGTTGAACGAATGAATGCTGCTCCTACAAGGAACTGTTCATCATCATCTAATGTAACAGCATCCCATGTAGAACCATCATTGGATTGTTCCATCGCTGCTGCTCCTTGAACATGACAAGAGAGTACACGAGGGGGAACTGCATATGTTTGATTTTGAGTCATCGTGAAAGGACTACCAATAGGAATTGTGAATGGTGTTCCCATTACTGACTCCTTCTCTCTGATTCTATCTTTTCACTCAGTAAAGCAACTATATCAGTTTTACGCAGTGCATTTCTTTCTTGATTTTCAATTAGTGCAATCAGTTTAGCATTTGAAGCTGTATTTTCCTTTACTACTGTCATTAGTTGGTCAGTAGCCATTTTCCACAACTCAGTGTATTGCTTCACGTCCTTTCGATAGAACATGAACATGAAGCCTGCTAATACGCCACCAATTCCTAAAGTGGCTAACCACTTAACGAATTCTGGGTCTAACATTATTCCTTCGCGTATACTACTTCAAAGTTTTCTTCTTTTCTGAACTGTGGAGCGTAAAGAATAAATGTAGGACTTCCATTTCCATTCATTCCCTGATTAGGAATATCAGGTTCCATTTGCTTAACAACGCCTGCCATATTCTTGGCAATTGTTGAAAGGTCAACGGCTTTAGTATCCTGAAGTTTATCAGGTGTTAATGCTGTTAAGGCTTGACGTAGCTTGGCCCTCGCACTACGTGCTATTCTTTCCTTAGCAGAAGTAATAGTGGATTTGTTTGGCTGCTCATCATAAGATGCTGTGGATGTAGCACCTTGAGTATAAGCACTTACGGAGGAAGGGGATAGTCCAAAGTTCCTACCTAATTCTACTGCTTCTTTTCTTCCATCTTCTATTGCAGTAGAACCGATAATCTTTCGCAGTCCATTAGGAACGTTTACATTTCCATTCCCCCGACCACGATTCATATCGACGATTTGAGGTTGAATTATTGGAACAGACTTTGAGACAGGCTTACTGAGATTTTCTTGCTCAGTCTCAAAGTCTGTATCCGATACAATTCCCATTGCCATGCTATTCACCCAAACAAGGATTTGATTTCAGCGAAAGCCTTACCCTGTTGCTGTGAATCCATTCCATACCTCTTAAGTATGGACATTAGTTCAACATCCTTATTTACTTTCTGTTCTACTGCTGTAGTCAAAGGTTGAATAACTCCCTTGTTAGAAAGTTTCTCATTGAATCTTCGCGCTTCATCAATGCTATTATCAATTCCTACTAACGGCTTTGCTTCCGTTACAGGTTTGATTGCATCTTTTGGTGCAGTAGTAATTGGAGTAGAAGAAGGAACTTCATTTGTCGGAATAACAAATGACGAATCCACTTCCTCTACAACAGGAGCGCCCGTTACTGGGTCAATCCCAACAACTTTAACCATGATTAAGCAGCAATGGTAACAGTCCAGGTATTACCAGACTTGGTGACAGTGATAGTATCTGATGCCTTGATATCGAACTCGTGAATCTTTGGCATCATATTACCAACAGTTCCAGTGATGTATGCCATCGACTGGAC